GCTACGTGGGACGCAAAAGCTGGCAATCAATACCGGAAGCCTCGCAAGAAAATCTCTTCTATTGCAGTCCAAGATGATGTCCTTGAATGCACTAACTGCGGTGCCACTTATCCTACAGCTACAGCCTTAGAGCGTTGCCGAGAATGCAACGAGGTCTTAACTCAAGGCCAAGTTCATTCCCTTGATGACTTGGGTCGGCCTGTCTATATGGATAGGGAGGACGATGATGTGGATGAGGCGGGTCGGCCCATCTACGACGAGTATTCCTTGGGCGATTTAACAGAAAATGTTATATCTCCTTTGAATTTCTATCCCATGCCAGCGCGCTCTATGGATGAAGTTCGCTATGCAATAGAGACCGATCCTATGGACTTGGATCGTGTTAAGGCTTTGTTTGGCAAGAAGGCTCAAGATATCGTTGCAGAGAATCTTGAGCATGAAGATCATAGCGGAGGAATGCAGTCTTTCTTTCAGCCAGAAAGATCCGAAACAAAAGATCATGTCCTTGTTAAGTTCTTCCGTCATGTTCCAGATCGAAGATGGAAAAAAGGCCTTCTTATAATTGTAGCCAATGGCAAGATTTTATACGAAGGCAACCTTGATTCATGTGATAAGTTTTTGCCTTACACGCACTTAAAGTATCGTAATATTCCCGGTTCTTTTTGGGGCGGCTCTTTGCTGAGAGATGTGATTCCTCTGCAAAAGCGCATTAACTCTATTGATTCCCATATAATTCAAAACCGTAAACAAATGATCTCTAACCAATGGTTAGTGCCAGAAGGTTCTGGTATTAATAAGGTAGATGGTCGTTCTGGATTGGTGCTACGGTGGACTCCTTCTACTTCTGGTGGATTTAAGCCAGAAAGAATGCAGGGTATTCCCTTACCAAACCAAGTAATACAAGAGCGCGAAATGATGAAGTCCGACATGGAGCTAGTGTCGGGCGCTAGGGAAGTCTTGTCTGGCGATGTTCCTCCCGGTCCAGAGACAGGTGCTGCTATTGAAGCAATGCAAGAACAGGCTTTTCGTAGGTTTGGACCTCTTGTAAAACTATGGCGTAGCGGTTTAGCAGAGCATGAGCGTCGAAAGCTATTAAATATTTCTAAGTATTGGAAAGAGCCTCGTATCGTTAAGATACTTGGAGAAAATAGCGAGCTAGAAAGTTTTTATTACGAAGGTGCAGATCTTATACAAGCTACGGATATGTCAGTGCGCGTTGGTATTGGTATGGACTTTTCTCAATCAGCGCATCGCCAGAAAATAATGCAAGCCGCACAGCAAGGGCTATTAGGTGATATTCGCAACCCTGCCGTGCGCGGTAAGTTGTTAGAGCAACTAGGCATTAAAGGTTTTGACTCTGAGTATTCTTTAGATGCAAAGAAAGCACGTCGATACTTAGAACGGCTTAAGAATGGAGAAGAAGTTCCTCCACCGGAGCCTATTGATAATCATTCCGTCCAGTTCTCTGTATATAAAGATTATATGCTTAGTTCCGATTTTGAAGCACTGGAGGATGGGGTCAAGGATACTATTCGACAAAGAGCGCAGTTGCATCAACAGGTTATGCAGCAAGAACAACAAAAAGCAATGCAAGCTGCACAGGCGGCTAAAGGTGCGCCAAAAGGTGCAACGCAAGGAATGCAGCAAACAGGAGCAATGGGTAACCAGCCAGCACAACAAGGATGAAATACTATGCCAAAGGTAGGTGGGAAGACTTTCCCATATTCTAAGGCAGGGCAGAAAGCAGCAAAAACTTATGCAAAGTCTATGGGAAAAACAATGACTAAACGTAATCCTAAACGTAAGTCTAAATAACTAGGAGATTCCAAATGACGGAAGCGAATCAGATGCCTGCCGATGAGCAGTCTGCTGAAGCGGCAATTCCGCAACCTGAGACCGTTGATGAGTCAGTGTTTGATGATTTATATCATCAAGCAACGGGCATTGGCGAGCCTCGTGAAGCACCGCAGCAAGAACCGCAAGTGCAACAGCCCAGCGAAGCTCCCGAAGTGGAGCCAACTGTAGATTCTCAAGCACTACGCGAAAGAGTTGCTCAGTTAGAGGGTGTTATAGGGCAAATGGCCCAACAGGGTAATGCTCAAAACAACCAACAGCAAGCACCTCAAGATATAGAGCAAGAAATACTAAAAGCTAATAAAGATCTTGATCCTTCGGCAGTTAAGTTTCTCGTTGACACTGCTAGTAAAATAGCAGATGACAAGTTGAAGCAAGCTGTAGTGCCGATGGCAAAAGAACTATATGGCTTAAAACAAGCTGTATCTCAAAATGCCAATGAGAAAGTTGTTAATGATTTTAACTCTTCTATGGATAGCCTAGCCAAACAAGCTGGCGTTACAGATCCATTTATGCAGGGTTTACTTCGTGACGCTGTTACTTCTCGCGGTATGCAAAGATATGGTAATGACTTTAACGTGGATCACGCTAAAGCTCTTTTTCGTGAAGTGAACAATGAGCGTCTTCGGACTGGGCATCAAAATGATACTCAGTATGTGCAAGAAAAACAATCTAACGAACAATCATCACCGCCAATACAACACGGCGTTTCTGGTCAGTCTGCGGTAGAGTCTTTTCAAGATCAGCTTCGTGATCCAAATCGAAAAGATATGGATTTTAAATCTGAGAATTTTCAAGATTCTGTTAAAAACTTTTTAGCCGCTGGCGATAGGGCCATAAACAAAGCAATGGGAGGCGGTAGGAGTAATCAGTAATGGCTAGCAGTGCTTACACTGGGTCAGCAGTAACGCATACTAATGGAAATGATGCGTTTAATGCTGCCCTTAAAGAGTTTTACCTGCCTCGACTAACCTCGACTATCAATGACAAGCGCGTCTTGATGACGAGGTTGGAGCGAGACACTTCTAAAACCAATGTGTCGGGCCGTCATGCCCGTCTTCCGGTGAACATTCGCCCGTCACAGGCTATTGGTGCTCGCGCTGATGCCGATGGCGGTCCGTCGTTGCCCACGCCGCAGTCGCAAACCTATATTGAGTTGATCATAGGGTATGCTCATAACTACGGCACGGTGCGCGTTACTCATCCGGTTATCCAGGCTAGTCGCAATGATCGCGGTTCCTTTATCCGTGCTATTGGCTCGGAGATGGATGGTATCCGCAGAGACTTGCGTAATGATGTCAATCGTCAGCTTTTTGGCGATGGGACGGGCGCGATAGCGGCTTGTACTGCCGCCGATGATGGCAGTGGTGTGCTTACGGTATCAGCCGGTCACAAGATGAAAATCGGTATGGTTATCGAGGCTTTCGATGCTAAGACCGGCGGCTCTCAGCACGATGGGGATATGACCGTTTCCGCTGTTAATACCAGCGGCACTGCGGTGACAGTCACTGGAACCTCTACTGCTGTTGCAGATGATGACTACCTCTTCCGCAAGGGCAACCGTGGAAATGAGATGATGGGTCTGCTGGGCATTGTTGACGATGGCACGTATGCGTCAACCTTGCAGGGTATTGTTCGGGCTACTTATCCCGAATGGAACTCTACAGTCCTTGGCAACAGCGGAACGGCGCGAGGGATTTCTGAAGATCTGCTGGATAACGCCTTGTTGCAGTCTGAAGAGAATTCGGAGTCGGAGATCAGCTTGATGATCACTAGCTCCACGCAATGGCGCAAGATCGGTCAGATGATGACTCCAGATCGTCGCTATTCTACGGGCATGGACCTACCGGGTGGTTTTACGGCCATTTCTTGGGCAGGCGTTCCCATCGTTTGGGATCGTGATTGTCCTCGTTATGGTCAGATCAGTGATGCCGCTGGCTCGACTGATACCGATTTCCTCTTTGGCCTTGATGAATCGCAGTTGGCGATGTATCAGTTGGCTGATTGGGACTTCGATGACACCGATGGCAATGTTCTGCATCGTCGTCAAGACGTAGCGGCTTATGATGCTACGCTTTTCTACTACGGCCAGTTGGGTACTGTTGATGCTTCTAAGCACTTCGTTATCCGTGACCTTAGTCGGTAAATAGTGGAGAGGGGCTAGGAGTTGTCCTAGCCCCTCTTTATCGGGAGAAATTCAATGGCAGAAGCGGCAGTCCTACCTACTCAATTAGTAGGGGCTAGGGACAACAGGTACGAATACTTTCAGTTTACAAAGTCAGCAACTGACTTTGATACTGCCAAGCAATTAGTACCTGCAAGAGCTGGACACATATCGGTTATTGACTCCTTGATCGTCACTTGCTTGGCGGCTGAGATAGTCAGTATAGAGAGTACTTATGACCCCGGCGGTGGCTCTGCCGCTATTGATCTATTCGGACCTCATTATGTTGCGGCCAATAGTTCATTGACTCTTCCAGCAGGGGCGAGTATACGGCACCCACAAGTAAATCAAGAGCTTAGTATGAAAACAGCAAGCTCTGGAGCTTGTAGTGTTTATATCATTTATCATTATGAAATTGATGCGGTTGACGCATCGCTGGCAACCGCATATTAAACGTGACTCCGACGTAAACGGGTTAAAAAGGAACTATTATGGGTATCAGAGATAGAAACATAGACGCTCTGCGAATGCAGTACATCATTCATGCCGACAGGTTTGGCTTTCCTTCCAGTACGATGATTGGTGACGGTCCTCCTACGGCAATTGAATTTGGTGCTACTGGTTATGGTCACGTCAATCTGGTCGATGCTGGAAAAATTGCGGCTGTATTAGACTTTCAGTTTTGCCGCTTGTTCGATCCAACGGAAGAAATTGGCGTTCGCGTTTTCTACGGCACGCAAGAGGTTGGGTCTTCTACTGATGACGTTGAGTTTATTGTTCAGTACGACCAGTGTGATTTTGGAGAAGTATTAGTAGTCCCATCCACTGCGTTGGATACTGTTATAGGCGTTCAGACAGATGTTGGTGGTACAACGAATGAGTTGAAGATTTCTTCGCGTGGGATTATTGATGCCAATAAGTTTGACTTTACTGCTCGCACTGGTGCCATTGCATGGGAAGTTGAGTATCAAGCTACTAGTTTTGCTGACAATAAGATTGGTCTCTTCGGGCTTGCACTGGATTA